AACTGAGCAACGCGAGTCTGGAGATTTGCAATCACCGACAGCACCGTGTTGCCTTCGTTTTTAGTAACAAAGCCAAACGGGGTCGTCTGAGTCAAATCCTGAATCGCAAAGTCTGCGGTAGACGGAGCCGTAGACGTAATTGCCGTAAGCTGGGTTGTAAGAGCCGCACCTTCAGCAACCGGCGTCGTGCCGAAAAATCCGACCGTACCGCCCGCAGCACCGATTACTGCACCGTCAAGCTCGGGGTCCGAAAACGCAACACCAACCGCCTTTGTATTAGGCATATTAATACTCCTTCAAGAAGTGCCCCCAGCGGTTTAACCCGCCGGGGGCGTTGCTATTACGAGATGCGGTAGCAAGTCCAAGCCGCGTCGCCGGTCTTGCGAGCACGGAAATGCGCTGACGTACCGTCAGCAACCACCGCAGCGCCCACAAATGTCCAGCCCGTGCCTGAGAACGTCACGTCGTTTGCTGCGTTGTCACCGAGGTTAACGCAGAAAAAGTCAAACGTGCTGCTTACACGCGCGCTCGACACAGCGGCGTCCACAAGGGACGCAGCCGCGACCGAGTACGTGCCGGCATCCGTGCCGCCCGAATCCACCGAAAACACGCCGTTCACAAGATCGGCGACAACGATGGTGCCCGTGCTGCCGGCGTACGCCGTCACCGGACCGAGAACGCCCATGATTGGCTCGGCGGCATTGCCGACGCCAACCTGATAGCCACTAGTACCGTTAGGAAGTGCCATATTTAGTTACTCCGTGAATAAAGTTAAGAATCAGCCCCAGATGCGGCAGGCCATCTGCGGACGAATCACCGAGAAGCCATACAGCACATCAATACGGCAGGGCATACGGTCGTTGTTGATGTCGTACTGACGGACAACGCGCATGGAGATGCCGTTGTGAACCTGACGCGACGCCAAGTCAACACCCTGCGGGAGCAGGAGGTCGGCGGTGGCAAACGTGATCGCATCCTTGTGGTACACAAGGTTCTGAGCGTACTGGCCAGAAGCGGCACCCACGTAGGTCACGACATCACCGGCGGTCGGCAGCTTGCTAACCGTGGCGAGGGCGTGCGTCGGGCCGTACACAGCCGGCAGGAACTCAACATCGACGAACTCAGTCGCAGCCGAGGTCACGGTGTTTTGCACCACAAACTGCTGGAGCGCACCAGTGGACTCGCGGGTCTGCGGGTTGACCGCATACACGCCAGCAATGGTGAACACGTCGCCAGGCACCAAGGTCAAGCTATCGGTCACGTTGTCGAGCGTCAGCTTGCTGGCGCCGTTGACAAGCGTGGTCTTCACAATCGGGGTGTCCGCGCGCGAAGCCGAGCCGTTGGTGTGCTGCTTGATCGACTGAGACATGTTGATCTCGTCGTAGCCGAGGATGCCTTCGCCCATCATGCCGTTCTTGAACTGGCGGCTGATTGAATCAACCGGGTTGAACAAGCCCTTCATGCCTTCGACGAGGCCAGCGTTGGCCGCCGGGTTGACGGTGGCGTAGCGCGGAGCCATACCAGCGGCAGCTTCGTTCAGCTTCTGCTGCGCCTGCAACAGAACGAGCGAGGTGCCGGGGGTGACGCCAGGCGTACCGACCGACTGGAACACGCTCTTGAACGAGCTTGCCACGTCGGCGTCGATGCTGGAAGCCAACTGGCTGATACGCGGCTTGAGCACGCGGTCAGCAAAATCGTCCAACTGAAGGGCCATTTCGGCGCTGGTGAAGTTGATGCCGATGTGCTTCTGGGAGGCGACGGTGAGCGTGGTGAACTGCTCATTGTCGTCCTGAACCTGAAGCGCAGCGCCGTCGGTCACAAGAGCGCGATCCGGCAGACGGATGCGGAGGGTCGAACCGATCTTGGCACCTTCGACAGCAAAGCTGTCGTCGTACTGACGGTTCACGTTACGGGTGATTACGAGGTTGTTTTCCAGGATTTCCAGAGCCTTCCGCGTAATCATGTCAATAGTAAGAAGGGTATTAGCCACAATATGTCTCCAAAAAAGAAGTTAGCGGGTACGCCGCGCTTCCCACTGCTTAATCTGTCTCAGACGCTCGGCGTCAATCCACTCCGACGTGCTCATGTCCTTGACTGAGCGTGGGTCCGTCGTGTCTCGGGCCGGCGCGCCTACGGTTTTAGCCGTCACAGGCTTAATCGGCGGGGGCGCATTGGTTGTTCGTTTAACTGGCGGATTGTCGGTTAATTGGACTTCAATCCTACCAATCTCTTTAGCTTGCAGGTAGGGCAACAAACGGGAAATACGTTCAGCTTCGCGGGGGTTAGAACCTAAGTAGTATGCTACATCGGGACCAACATCCGAAGCCTGAATCGTCTCGGCCATTACGGTCGTGATTGGCAGCGATCGGTTGTACACGACCTGTTCAAAGTCGTCGTACTTGTCAAAAGCTACTTCTTCACGTTCCTTATAGGCCATCAACAGCTCGCGCTGCTGCCGCTCTGCCTCACGTTTAGTTAACATTTCCTCGGCTTTGCGGATAGCTAAAGCATCCGTATAAGCGTCGGGGTCAACGTCCCGGTCAGGCAGCGTGGCGGGCGTCTGAGTCTGAAACTCAGGCGCTTTTAGCGCTTGCTCTCGCTCCCACTTGCGACGTTCCCGTGCAAGCCTCTTGCCTACCAGCGCGTCGAGCTCCTCTTGGGAGAACGTCTTGGCAAGCTTTTCCTCCGGCGGGGTTGCCTCTTGGGCAACAACTTCGGGTTCCGGTGCAGCCGTAGCAACCGGTTCCGGCGCGGGTACTTGTTCCGCTACTACTTCAATTTCAGACATTTTGATTCCTAATGAATCCCTGGTCAACCGGGCCAGTACGGGTTAAATATATCTTGTTGCAAGAAAACGTCAAGTTTTATACGTCAACCCAAAAGTTATTGCCTTGCGTGGTAACGTACATCAACGTCACGGAATTGTACGCCGCGATTACTTTATCTATACCGCTTGTCAAGAATAAACGATTAGCCGCTGATGAAGCACCATCGTTAATTTTTAGCGTCATGTTTTGGTTAGTGTCGTTAACCAAAGTTAATTGACGCCCAACTTGACCATTCGTTAATCCCGTAATGGAAAATGCGCCGGTTGGGCCGGTTACACGCAGTACACCTGTTCTAACCGGCAATGCAACGTTGTTGTTTGTGCCGTTTGCAAGCGTAACTGCGGTTTGTTGAACCGTAATGCCGCCCAAAAAGTTTTGCGTTTGACCGTAAGTCAAGTCTTGCAGCATGGCGGTGTTGGATTGAATCAAATAGTTGCTTGAGCTGACGTTTAGTACGGTATTACCCAAAATTTGAAAATTGACGTTAGCCGATCCGTCAACAATGCCATGAGTCGTTTTAATCGACCCGGAATCGTCGTACACAATGTTCCCGGTTGCGACAGCATTGTCGCAATCTTGTACGTCAATGCCGGGTGCATACCCCGCCGTGGTTCGGTTGGAGTTATGGACAATGTTTCCGCAAATAGAGACTTGTGCGTTACGAACGCCGGAAAGAACCGTAGTCACAATACCGCCCGTTGCAGAATTAACAACGGTGTTGTTAGAAACAACTAAATTGTCCACGTCCAAAAACGAAATACCAAATCCCGTAGTTGTGCTACGGACGTTATTCCCCGAAATAATGCTGTTTTTTCCAGGGCCGTACTGAATACCGACATAACAGTCAGCAACATAGTTGTTTACAATCCGAATATCGCGGCCGAGATCGGTACCTAAGTAAATGCCACCAAGGCCGCAGCTTGTAACTGTGTTGCCTTCGACTAGCAAATCTATGATTCCGGCATTAGGCGCGTAGTCTGTAATGCCTTTACGGTATGCGCTTTGAATCTTATTGTTAGTGATCTTAATGTTGTAGTTATCAACAGTTGATCCCAACGTCGAATACACCATGATTCCGTGGTTGTCAGAATAGCCGACTCGACCTGTAGACAATAACCAACAAGAATCCACCCATGCCGTATTCTGTTCTTCTAAGCGAATTCCGGCTTGAGTCGTATTGCTTATGAATACGCTACGAATCTGATTGCCAAAACCCGTTTTGCAATGGACGCCCGTTCCTGCGCCGTTGGTTCCATTTGTATTGCCGAGGATAGAAAAGTTTTCAAACCGAGTTATGTTAGCCGCATTAGCATAAAAAACAGGTTGATCAGCGGTAAATGCTAGCGTGGCGCTAAAGCGCGTAACACCTATTCCGTCGCCAACAATAGCAACGCCGGAAGGAACCGTAATAGGCGCAGAGACAACGTAGATGCCTTCAGGCACGTAGACCGTACCGCCTGACGCCGCCAACGACGTAACGGCAGATTGAATCTCTGCCGTATCGTCATTTACGCCATCACCTTTTGCACCAAAATCCAACACGTTGACGGCTGCGCCAACGATCATGGAGTTTGTAACTTTGGTAAGTGCCATAGGCTATCTCACGCGCACTCGTAAACAATACTGCCTACAAATTCCGCGCCATTAGATATAGATTGCGAATTGTTGTAGTTGAATACGTTGATGGACGTAGTGCTATTACTCACAATTCCCTGCCACATTACTCCCGTGTTAACTTGCTCTCTCATCACGCCCGCAGCCCAATTACCAGACGATGAGGCAAACGGCAAACCGCCGATAAAACTAATCGCCGTTGCGGTACCAATGTTGGCAATCGTGACCCTAAACCCCGCGCGCACAATGTTACCCATTCGAGTGTAAGTTCCGCTTGTAGTAACAGTTGTAAATGCGCCGGAAGGAGCAGTAGCAGTTGGCGTCCAAGTTCCTTCCTCGTACCAGTCAAGCAACTCGCTCGTCATTCCCGCCGCGTGGGTGTTAGCGGAGAAGTCGATGCCTTTGGCGGCGGTGCTAATTTGCAGATTGCCGTTAGCAATAGCTACGTTGCCGTCGGATTTGGCACGGAAAACCTCAGTACCGCCGTACTTAAATACGTGGTCAACGCCGACGTAGTTAATAGTGCCAAACAAATTTCCGTTATCAACAAGCCCAGTTATGGTGTTTTGTTGCCCTGCAACAGTGCTGTCAAGAACAAAACTACCGCCCGTTGACGTGCGCGAAACAATGCTACTGCTTTGCGACGTAATGGCGCCCGAAGATGTTACCGAAGATGCTGATACAGCGCGCCCAGCCGTTAAGTTAGCTACGGATACTTTAACGGTGTTTCCGCTCTGCACAATAGGCAGAACCTCAGTGCCCGCCAGCGGCGTAGATGCGTTAGTAAGTTGGGAAATCTTTTTGTCAGCCATGATGCTTTAACCTCAGAATAAATCGTTCCAAGAAGTGCCGTTGTAGCACCGAAGTTTGTTAGTTCCGCTGTTGTAATAAACATCACCAGCAACGGCACCCGTTGGATCGCTTGCTAATGGCACAAAGTTAATAGCGCCATTCGGCTGCACTTTGGCTCGTACCAAAGCGTTACTGCCCAGACCTAACCAATTTGCATCCGACGTGCCAATTCCGTAATCACCGCCCGTTGTGAGGCTATAAAACCCGTTTGCGCCAACGCCAAAGTTAGTTCCGCCGCCGTAACCGGATGCGTAAACGCCATCCGACTTTACAGCAGTTGAATTGTTAAATGTTTGCGTTTCGCCACCCGTAGCGCCCTTAAAACGAACAACGGCACCGGGGTATCCGTTGTAGTTAATTTCAGTACCCCAATTTGGCGAAGCCGCACTGGTATTGATACTAAAACCGTTGGGCCCAAAAACAGTAGTTGACGTTGATGCGTTACTTATGTTGGTCGTAGTGCTATCAAAATACGGGTTATATACGCTTGTGTTTAATGCGTTTGCCGTAATTTCAAAGCCTGTTGCAAGACCTTCGATGCGAGGCGCGATGATCGTCGTGTTCTTGGCTCCTGTCCCGAGCGCATATCCGGTCACGGTATTGCCGGGGAACTCGCAATGACACGCGATGAAGGTATTGTTCCCGATGCGATCCGCAGCTGTACCGAAGGCCAGGTGATATCCGAACGAATTTGCACCCGGTTGGATGCGCATGTTCATCAGCGTGTTGGTGTTCGCGCCGTCGTAGAACAGCACCCCATAGCCAACGAAGCCGATGTAGATGTTCTGGAGGTAATTGTAGGTACACTCGGTCACGCCATAAGTGATTGTTCCGAGGATGATGCCGGCCTGACCGGTGGCACTGTTTCCGATGAGCCACAGGTCTTTCAACTCGCCGAACTGGATGGAGCGCCAGTCGATAACGCTAGATCCAGAAGGGGCGGTCATGTTTGGCGTGGAAATCTGCATCCCACGGATGCTGCAATAGTACCGGGTGACGGTGGCTTGGTCGGGGTTGAAGATTGCAGCGCCGGTCGTGACCGTGGAGACCAAGAACGTGCGGAACTGTCCGTCGCCAACCAAGGCGCAGTTGTTGTGTCTAATAAGAATCCGCGAAAACTTATAACTTCCTGCGGGAAAATACACAGTTTTTGCTGCGTCAACGGCCGCCTGAATAGCAGCAGTATCATCAACAACTCCATCGCCCACAGCGCCATAGTCTTTAACGCTGACGGTATCACGCAACTTAGACTGCACGCTACGCGTTACCGCGCCAACGCCACCCTGAGTGAATAGGATGTCTTCAGAACTAGTGTCTACGGTGCTAAGAGTCTGCACCGTTGAAAACTTGACCAGTGCGCCGACATGCAGTCCTTGCGTGAACGTAACGGTGTTGTTGTCCGTCTCAAGGTAAGATGCGCCGACGTATTGGTTTACGCCATCAACAAACACCATAAGGTTGTTCGCGCCGGCCGCATAGGTCATCGTCGTCAGATTGAAGACGGTCTGCCCTGCGGTCGCAGTCTGAAATTCCTCAAACCCTACATAGGTTTGGATGTCCGACGCATACGCCTTCTTCGTCACGTTGTCCTGAACGACAACGAACAGATCGGTGCCTTCGACCGGCGAGTCTACGAGCGGAAGGTCTGAAATCTTAACGATTGCCATTCATCACTCCAACAGCAGCAAGCCGCCGTTCTCTTGCACCAAGTTTTCGC